TCCAGCACCAGCACCAGCACCATCATCCTCTTTTACAGGGCCCTCTCCAGTACCCTCTTTTACGGGGCCAGAATCTTTATTAGCAGATCCTAGACTTGTTATGCAAGGTAATGGTAGGTATACGTTTACGGGGGCTGCCGGGAACTCAATTAACGATCTTACTAGGGTTGGGGCGGAGTCAATAGTGTCTGAGTATGATTCAAATCCGGCGGCTTATCGAGGATCTTTTGGTTTTGCGTCAGGCGGTGTTGTTGACGGTATGTCCGAAAAAATAAAAACCGCAAAGTCGGCCTATGAAACAGAGCTATCAGAAGGGTTTGACAGTTCAAAAAGTTTTCTTGCATTTGGTGCGGGTTCTCCCGCTGCTTGGGCTAACACAGCACCAAACGGTTCTTACATAAGGGACCTTTCGGGTAGCGAAAGCTTTATCGTTAAAGACCCTATGGGCGTTGTAACAGAAACGCTTGATGAAAACGAAGCAATGCAGCTGTCTGGGCGCAACACAACAAACTTAGATATTTTAAAAAGCTTGTCTGCTCAAGACCAAAATCTTCAACCTTTTCCAGTAAGCTTTTTTAGTAGAATAGCTTCAAACCCTACAGAAGTTGGAAGAATAAACAACTTAGGTTATAAAGTAGTTTTGGAGGATCAAGGATAAATCCCATAAAAACGTATGATATCCTAGCTTATCACATACTTTACATGCTACGATTTAGTTGATTAAAAAAAACCGTGAAACATGTCTAACATTTTTATCGCAGAAGCTGTTTATCGTATCATTAGAGAACGCCGCCAAGCGGTTAACGACTTATTGATGTATAACAACATTAAGTCTATGGAGCATTATCGCGAACTTATGGGGAATCTAGATTCCCTAAACCACGTTGAACAGGAACTCAAGAGCCTGCTAGATAAACAGGAGCTACTAGATGAATGACACCTCTAACATTAAAAAACTTGACGATACTTATCAAGAAACACCTTATTTAAACCCCGAACTTGTTGACAAAGGTTTGCTAGAAAGAATGCCTACGCCTACGGGCTGGCGTTTGTTAATACTTCCTTACAGGGGGTCTGGCCAAACTGAAGGAGGCATTGTTCTTCCTCACGAAGTTATTGAAAAAAACCAAGTTTCAACACAGGTTGGTTACGTCTTAAAGGTGGGTCCATTGGCTTATGACGACAAGGAAAAGTTTCCGGACGGAGCTTGGTGTCAACCTAAAGACTGGGTTATGTTTGCGCGTTACGCGGGATCTCGTTTTCTTATAGACGGCGGTGAGGTTCGGATTCTTAATGATGATGAAATATTAGCTACTATTTTGTCGCCAGAAGATATTAAAAACGTCTAGTAGAGGTAGATATGTCAGAACAACAAGTTGATTTAGATTTAGGGGACGCGGAAGAAGTTGTAGTGGACGTGCCTGATACGGCAGGTGATGCTGGTTCAGAGGAAACCCCTCTTCAAGAGTCCTTTGAAGACAACGATAGCTTTAAAAAGTCGCAAAATGCAACACAAAAACGCATAGACCGACTGACTAAACGGTATCGGGAATCAGAGCGTCAGCAAGAAGAAGCGACTACTTTTGCTCAACAAGTTTTAAACGAAAANCAAGAGCTAAANAATCGTTTAAATACTCTTGATAACAACTACGTGAATGAGTACTCCTCTCGCGTAGAAAGTCAAATGAATCANGTAGAGTCCGAATTGACACGGGCTTTGGAAATGGGTGATTCTGCGGCGACCGCCGCCGCTCAGAAAAAGCTGACTCAGCTAACAATGCAGGCGGATAGAGCGGTTCAAGCTAAGTCACAAGCGGACCATCAAGCGACAAGACAGGCTCAACAGCAGCAAGCTCCGCAACAGCAAGCTCAACAGCAGCAAGCTCAACAGCAGCAAGCTCCGCAAAGGCCCGACCCTAAAGCCGAAGACTGGGCTTCTCGAAACAGTTGGTTTGGTGAAGATGAAGCGATGACCTATGCCGCTTTTGGTATTCACAAAAAATTAATTGAGGAAGAAGGCTTTGATCCTAAAAGCGATGCGTACTATACTGAGCTAGACAGTCAGATTGAGGCTACGTTTAAGCATTCAAGAGACAACACTCGCAAGCGGCCCGTTCAGACGGTTGCAGGTGCTTCAAGAACAACAAATGGACGCAGTGGAAGACAGGTTCGCCTCACCCAGAGCCAAGTTGCAATAGCAAAAAAATTGGGTGTGCCGCTAGAAGAATATGCGAAATACGTGAAGGAGTAATAAAAATGAGTGAAACAGAGCAAAATACTGGGACGCACGCTAAAAGAACTTCTCGCGCTAACGAAACAAGGGAGAGAAAGACTAAAAGAAAGTCTTGGGCTCCACCGTCTATGCTAGATGCACCGCCTGCGCCTGAAGGTTTTAAGCATCGTTGGATTCGCGCCGAAACGCGAGGGTTTGATGATACTAAAAACGTTAGTGCAAAAATTAGGGAAGGTTATGAACTTGTTCGTAGGGACGAGTATCCGGACTTTGAATCTCCCGTAGTTGAAACAGGTAAATATGAAGGTGTGTTTGGAGTTGGCGGATTGCTTCTCGCTCGGATTCCGATTGAGACTATTGCTGAAAGGACTGAATACTTCGCAAGACGTAGTAAAGACCAAATGGATGCAGTAGATCACGATATGATGAGAGAGAATGCACATTCATCCATGACGATCAGTAACCCTGACCGTCAAACTCGTGTAACTTTCGGTGGCCCTCAAAAATAATAGGGTCGCCCTTTTAGGAGAAAACGAACATGGCAAATCAAAATACTGCCTTTGGTCTTCGTCCTATCGGGCTAGTCGGCAGCGGTGTTAATTCTACTGGGGTAACTCAGTATGAAATCGCTTCCAACAACACCAACGTGATCTACCAGTATGCTCTTTGCGTACCTGCTGCTGCGGGCGTAATAGATTTTGCTGGTGCCACAAGTGGGGCTACAACCCCCGCACTTGGTGTCCTGATGGGCGTAGAATATGTAGATTCTGTTTCCAAGAAGCCAGTCTTTGTAAATCATTGGCCCGGTTCTGGCGCGGTAGGCGTGGATACTAACCATCCTGTAAAAGCTTTCGTTGCTGACAACCCTAACCAATTGTTTGTAGTCGCTTCTGACGCAACACTGACGAATCGTGCTACGGCACAAGCGGCTGTTTTTGCAAACGCTTCTTTGGGTACTTCAGCGCGTACAGGTACGTCTGTAGGTAACTCAAACTCAACTTTGAACGTTGCTTCTATCAATACCACAGCTACTTTGCCGTTGCGTATTGTTGGGATCCAAGACGACGCAGGAAACACTGACTTCTCAGAAGCCGGTATTCCTTTAATCGTTAGGATTAACGCTCATTTTAATGCCACTATAAGCCGTTTCGATTCGCAGACTACTGCGGCATCGACGGGCGTTTAAGGAGGGTTAACTAATGGCTATTTCACGCGCACAACTAGCGAAGGAGCTTGAACCCGGTTTAAACGCCTTGTTCGGACTCGAATACGACCGTTATGAGAATGAGCACGCTGAGATTTTTGAAGAAGAATCCTCAGACCGTGCTTTTGAAGAAGAAGTAATGCTTGGTGGTTTCTCCACGGCACCTGTTAAAAATGAAGGACAGTCCATCAGTTTTGACGATGCACAAGAGACGTACACTGCTCGTTACACTCACCAAACCATTGCACTGGCATTCTCTATTACAGAGGAAGCTGTGGAAGACAATCTTTATGATCGTCTTGCCTCGCGGTACACCAAAGCTCTGGCCCGATCTATGGCTCAGACTAAGCAAATCAAAGCGGCAGCTATCTTGAACAATGCGTTCTTGACTGGTGCCAATGCGATGGGCGACGGTGCAGCACTTATTTCCGCAGCGCATCCCTCTCTTTCTGGTAACCAGACTAACCTCTTGGCAGTTGCTGCCGACCTCAACGAAACTTCGTTGGAGCAGATGTTAATTGATATTGCTGGATTGACAGATGAGCGTGGTTTGAAGATTGCTGTTCGCGGCATGAAGCTTATGATACCTAAAGAGCTTCAGTTCATCGCAGAACGAGTTATTAACTCGAACTTGCGCTCTGGTACTGCGGATAACGACAACAACGCAATGAAGTCTATGGGTATGCTTCCAGAAGGGGCGGTGGTAAACCACTTCTTTACTGATACAGACGCTTACTTCATCAAGACTGACGCACCAAACGGTTTCAAATACTTCAACCGTTCGCCTATTAAAACGGCAATGGAAGGGGACTTTGATACGGGCAACATGCGCTTTAAAGCTAGAGAGCGGTACTCCTTCGGTGTTTCCGATTGGCGTTCTGTTTTCGGTACTCCCGGCGCAGCGTAGCTTAACGGTTACGGTAACGTGTTGTACTAAAAGGGGGTGTAAAAGCCCCCTTTTTTATGTAGTATAGAATATTCTATCCCTGACAGGTGCATACAGTACCTGACACTAGCCACGACAGGAGATACTCATGGCGAATACAACTTTTAGCGGCCCAATTCGGGCTGGAAACATCCGAAACACTACAGGTACTACCGTAGGTACCGACATAGCTAACGTAGGCTATGTTGTAATGTGTCAAGACACCGTACAAAGCCTTGCGGGCGGCGCACTTGCAGCGGTAGTAACGGATATCGTAATTCCTGCAAATTCCAAGATTGTTAACATTATTGTTGATTTAGTTGCGGCTGCAAATGCTACAACAAACATTAGTGTTGGTCAGGTTGGCGGTAACGCTAATACATTTGTAAACACATTGGCATCAGGCACTACTGTAGGTATTAAGGCGCTTGGCGCTTCTGGTGGTGGTACATTAGAGTGGGGCAATACTGGCACTTCAGACCTACGTTTAACTGTAACGGCTTCTGCTGCTACAAACGCGGGCTCTGTCCGTATCACCGTAATGTACGCACAAGCGTTTAACACTGCTATTCGTGCATAGATAGGTGTTAGGTTATGTCTTCTGACGTTCAATCAAAACGGTTAACAGGTGCAGGGTCTGCGGGTGTTGGTCCTGCACGTATTCGTCAGGTCCAAATAAAGACCACAACGGGCACCCCCCGTATTACCTTTACGAACGGTAACGGGGGTGCTGTTGTTTTAGACATGGATTTAGATGCGTCTAACACTCATTCTGTAAATATACCGGATGACGGCATTAGGGTAAGCGACATTTTTGTGTCTGTTTTTACGGCGTGTACTTCAGTAAATGTTTTTTATAGTTAATAGGGGTAAAAAGCTATGCCATCAAAGAAGCCCGGACTTTACGCTAATATAGCCGCAAAAAAGGCACGTATTAAAGCGGGGTCTAAAGAAAAGATGAGAACTCCCGGTCAAGCAGGTCGGCCTACTGCTAAAAACTTTAAAAATGCTGCTAAAACAGCTAAAAAAGACAAGAGGTAGATATGGCTTCGGACGTACAAGCAACTTATCTAACAGCTTCGGGATCGGTATTTGGAGGTCGGACTAGAGTTAAAGCAATTCATTATCAGGCGGGTTCATCGCCTACATTGGTACTGAAAAACGGAAGTGACGCCAATGGGGCTACTATAATGACCATGACTTTTGTTAACAATACGGATGACACTCTTTACATTCCCGATGAGGGGATGTTGTTCAGTGAGGGCTGTTTTGCTGTTTTAACAAATGTTACTAGTGTAACCGTCTTTTTCAATTAGCAAAGCTATGAAACTTGAGTTTTTTAGCAATCCGGACGAACTGGCGATTGTTAAAGAGATAAAGCTTTGGTCTACAGACGTTTTAGAAAAGCCTTGTGCTTATTTTAATGACTTGCCCCCATGTCCTTATGCAAGAAAAGCGTGGGTGGACGATAAAGTTGCAATAGTGTTTAAACAGCACGACTCTTATCAACCACTGTACTCATGCATATCTAGGTTTGACGACAAGTTTGACTTAGTCATTATTGTAGACTTAGCCAACGATAAAGAGCCCGAAGAGTTCCATGAATACTTAGACTCTTTAAACGATGTTATCTCCTCCGGCACTTTTATTGAAAAAGATATATGGTTGATGGGTTTTCACCCTGACGACGAAGTTAGCGAAGCTTCAGAGGAAACCGCAATTGAACCTTTAACAGAAACAGAGTACAGCATGATCTTTGTTCAAAGGCTGTCAAAGCTACAAGAAGCGGCAGACAGGTTAGGGAAAAAAGGCTATTATGAAAGCTATGTTGGCGAATATAACGCTTCCGAAATTTTTAATAGACGTGAAACACTAAACAGGAGATTGAAAAATGGCTTTAAAACCTCGTAAAAAGAAACCTGCTGCTAAGAAGATGCGTGGCGGCGGTATGGTAAAGAAGATGCGTGGCGGTGGCATGGTAAAGAAGATGCGTGCCGGTGGTGTTGTTAAAAAGAAAAAGAAGTAGGTACGTCTAATGGCTACCTCCGGGAGCAAGGACTTTGAGCTAGATGTCGCCGAGTATGTTGAAGAAGCGTTTGAGCGGTGCGGTTTAGAGGTTAGGACGGGTTACGATATGAAGTCCGCAAGAAGATCATTGAATCTTTTGCTTGCCGACTGGGCTAACCGTGGCCTTAACCAATGGACCATAAAGCAAAGGACGCTTTCTTTAGTGGCGGGAACGGGCGAATATCCGTTGCTTGCGGACGTTATTGACATTTTATCAATAGTCGTTAAAAGAAGTAGTACAGACTACTCCCTAACAAGGTTAAGCCGAGACGGGTTTTTGACTATTCCCGATAAAACCACTCAGGGTAGGGTAAATCAGTTTTTTTTGAATCGGCAGATAACACCTGAGTTAAAGCTTTGGCCCGTGCCCGACAATAGTACGGACGTAGTTTACTACGACGCCTTAACACGTATGGACGATGCGGACATCTATACCAACACTATGGAAGTCCCTTTTCGATTCTATCCTTGTTTAGCGGCGGGTTTGGCTTATTATTTAGCTTTAAAACGCGCCCCTGATCGAGTACAACTGCTTAAAGCCGTCTACGAAGAAGAGTTTGAACGCGCCGCAGTAGAGGACAGAGATAGGTCTTCTTTTAATGTTGCGCCTAAGTTAGATTATTATAGGGTAGGGTAATGGCTACATATGCTTCCGGTAAAAAATCTTACGCTATCTCAGATAGATCGGGGTTCCGGTATCCATATCGTTTAATGAGGCGAGAGTGGACGGGATTGCTAGTAGGCCCTGACGAGTTTGAGCCAAAGCAGCCTCAATTAGGACCTTTTCGTAAAGTTTCTGACCCCCAAGCTCTTCAAAACGCCCGTCCAGAAACAGGACTAGCCGAACAAAGAAACATCCAATACGCGTGGGACCCCGTAGGCTTTATCGGGGACGAGTCTTTAACGCCAAATCCTTTAAGAGCTACAGGTGCTGTAGGAACAGTAACGGTGGTTGTATGAGCTTTACTTACGCTTCTCTACAACAAGCTGTTCAAGACTACACTGAAAACAATGAAACGTCGTTTGTAACTAATTTACCTGTATTTATTCGGCAAGCCGAAGAAAGAATCCTTAAAAACGTTCAATTAAGCCTGTTTAGGAAAAATGTAAGCGGTGTTATGGCTAATGGGAATAGATTCTTAGCTGCTCCAACGGACTTTCTAGCACCTTTTTCATTAGCTTTTATAGATTCGGACAGTAATCAAACTTTTTTGGACTTTAAAGAGCCTGACTTTGTTCAAACATTTAACCCAAAAGTAGCGACGGTAGGGAACCCAAGGTTTTATGCGGTTTACGACATAAACAACTTTATATTGGGACCTACGCCTGACAATAATTACAACATAGAGCTTCACTATTTTTACCGCCCTGAAAGCCTAACGGCGGGAGCTTCTACAGGCACTACATGGCTTAGTATAAACGCCGAAATTGCTCTGTTGTACGGATGCCTTGTGGAAGCATACATTTATATGAAAGGTGACCCTGACTTAATGGCTCTTTATGAAAAAAGATTCGTAGAGGCAATTTCAGGAATGAAACTTCTTGGTGAATCTAAAGAAGTAACGGACGAGTACCGTACTGGACAACTTATACGGCCTAAACAATGAGTCGATTAACCGACGCAGGCCAAGAAAAGCTTGCTAACTATATAAGGAGGCTGTAGTCATGGCTTTTACCGGAAACTACATGTGTACCAGCTTTAAAAAAGAATTATTGTACGGTGCCCATGACTTTGACGCTTCTAGCGGAGATACTTTTAAAATTGCGCTTTACACTAATTCCGCTACTCTTACCGCTGCTACAACTGCCTACACTACGTCAGGAGAGGCCTCGGGAACTAATTACACATCGGGTGGTAATACCCTTACTCGCATAGATCCAACTTCTGCGGGAACTACAGGATTTACCGAGTTTGTTGACACCGCGTGGTCTAGTGCTAGTTTTACGGCAAGAGGCGCTTTAATCTACAACTCAACACCTAATACAACTTCCATATCTTTGACAAACC